ATATGCCGGCGAATAAGGATAAGAAAATTGTATTTGTATCCATAGATCATACAGCTCTTATACAAGGTTCGGGTGATGCCAAGAGGAATATAGATAGTTTGATGAATATGTGCAATATAGCCAAAAGAACGTTTCCAAACATCTTCTTCCTTATCGTATCGCAACTCAATCGAGAGATAGAAGGCAGGCGTGATCCGAAGGATCATATGCCAAGGCAGTCTGATTTCTATCAGTCTGACTCATTGGGGCAGCTATGTACGGCTATGGTAGTGTTGAATATCCCAAGGAGATACGGATACTCCTCATACATGCAATTTCCGCAAGGATGGTATCCTAATCTGGAACGTTTTAAAAGCGAATCAAGACGATCTTTCCGTGTGGATGGATTATTATTCCATCATATCGTAAAGGTCCGTCAAAGATCATTGGAGGAGATCGACGCGATGCATGTAGATATCATGAAAGGATATGAGCGATATTATCCTGATGGAGGGGTGGTGCGCCAAGAAAGACCGGGAGGCTCGGATGCCCCTGTGGGTAGCGGCAAGCCGGATACGACCGTAGTGACGCTTCCGCCCCCACCTCCCGGTGTTCCATTGGAGCAACAATATATACCGCCCAGTGATGATTTCAATGTAGTACATGACGAAACACCTTATTGACATGAGATTGAGACATAATTACCTGCTTGTAGTGATAAAGGTGCTGGAAATGTTCTTAAAGACCGTATTGTCGGTTGAGGATAAGATGGGGATAAAGGAAATTATATCCTCGTTAAAGGAAATGGCTAAATACAGCATCAGATATATCATAAATCGGGAACGGGAAAAGGAGATCATGAGTATCTGTGATGAGGTATCCAATAAAGTACAGGAGTATAAAAGGATAAATGACAACTCAATGATATTGGAATTGGAGAACCTAAAAAGGGAAGTTGTGGCGGTGGAGGATCTTCTTAGCTCATACAAGGGGGTTCTTGACGCCGAACTGGTGATAGCCGAGGATGATATCAGAATCATACGGGACAAGATCGCTATAAGCCTGAGGGAGGACGGAACATGTAAGAGCATGACTGATGCTGATAAAAGGGCTAGGGTGGACGTAAGATACGAGAGGGCGTTAGAGGATTATCGAATCCTTCTAAGATGCGCTAATACGGTTAGGGCTAAGATGTCGGTTGTAGGGCATCTTAACCAATCTATAAATCAATCTATATCAGTTGGTAGAGTTGGTATGGCTAATGAATCTTATACGGTAAAACAGTATGAAAAAGGGAAAGAGATTATCGAAAGCAGACGCCCTTAGGGTGTTGACAAGGGCTTACAATCTAATAAAGAATGATAATTATACGTTTATGTGCAGAGCAATAGAAAAGGCAGCGGTTGAATTATCACTTGCCGAAAGATCATGTGTAGCGTGTTATCTTATACCAGAACTGAAGATGTTCAAACCTGTAAACAGAAAAAATGGAGATTTTTGGTTTCATTCATCAAAGAAAAACATAAGGTTACATATAATAGATACGCTAATAGATATATATAACGGAAATGATCATCCCGATATAGTCGAGAGGGTAGCCAGAAAGATTAGGTCAATGTTTTAACTTATTTGCATATGTATATAAATTTTGAACAGATGATGACATCCGGGTTAACGATGTCTGATGTCGGGTATCTTCTGATGATCCGACAAAAAGAGGAACTGGCTAACGTTATTCCTAAGGAGAAGATAGACAGCTATAAGGCGGCTGGTTATATCGAGCTTCAGAAGAATGGGAAGTGGAAGATAACGCCAAGGGGAGGATCGCTGCTGATGCTGATAGAGACACCCGGTCTGACACCGGAGGTCGAGGGGATCCGGGACCGTATCGTTGGGGTATATAACGATATGGGTAAGGATACAGGAGCTATCAAGGAGGTGGAAAAAAGGCTTATCTGGTTTGTGGCTAACACCAACTTCAAAGAAGAACCTATAGTAAGGGCCGTAATATCCCATATAGACCTTAAACGTGAATATACGATGAGGTTGGATAACTTGATATGGAAACCATCAAATGTATATAGTGTACATATGAGCTTATCGGAATCAACGTTATTCGATACGATCATAAAAATGTATGGCATGACATCCGATCTATATCTTAGGGAGAACAAGAACAAGGAACTGGCATGGTTGTTCGCCGTAAGCCGGCTCCCGGATCCTCCTAAGAAGATGGATAAGGAATATACTATTACTGGAGATGTTAAGATGGACATCGAAAGAGTATCAGATATAAAAAAAGAATTAGGTAGAAGATTAAAAATGTCGATTTAAGAGTTATGAAAAGAAATCAAGTATTAGAAGTAGTGATAGACGCAATATTTGCGAAAACATCTGAGTTTGATGATATTGAAGACATAAAGGAAGATAGTAACCTATCGTCCGATATGGCTATGGATTCATTGGACCTTGTTGAAGTGATAATGGATATAGAAAAGATGACAGGTGAATACATACCAGATGAGGTGTTTCGCAATACCCCTTGCGATGAAATAACGGTAGGAAGTTTAACTGATATGTTGTATGTTTATTTTAAGGACAAATAATGGATTTCGGATATGATGATTGGGAAGAGGGGCTAGAGACCCCTCTTGTCGATGATTGCGATGACGATCACAATGAGGAGGACGAGTATGATTTCGGCTAAAGAACTAAGGATAGGGAATCTTGTAAAAGACAAGGCTGGCAATATATGGAGGGTAGGGTGCGTTACTGGTATGCGTAATGAAAGTATGTCATTGATCCTTGAACGTGAGGTTGATGACGGGATAATGAAATGGTATTCCGGGGAAGATGATGTCATGCCTATTGAGATAGATGATAACCTGCTTAATACCATAGGGTTTAAGCGTAATAAAGGACGGGATGTATATCGAGGCTACGGAATATCTATAGAGATTTTTGATGATGGGTATTATCTTGGGCTTAGGGATCTGGAAGACGATCTAAGCGATCCTATACATATCAAGGATCTCCACCATCTGCAAAACCTATCAATGGATTTATATGGACATGATATAGATAAAGACTTATGATTATACCGGAGAATAATTTGTTATGCAAGGTCATAAACGGAGAGAAGGTTCTTGCCGCATCCTATTCACAGATAGACACGTTCGTCCAATGCCCATATAAATGGTATAAGACTTACGTGGAGGGTCATAGGTCCACGGAGAAGCATGAGGCCACGTCATATGGTACGGTTATCCATCAGACGATGGAGTATTTCTTCAAGAACGGATGCAGGCCTTCTTATGAGGATATGAGCAAGGCATTCAACTACTACGCCGATATAGAGCAGATTCCTTTCGATAGCGTAAAATCCCAAATCGAGTCCATGCAACATGCGGCTAGACTAATAAGATGGATTGTAGGATTGTTTGAGAGGGATGCTGCTGGAAATTATAAAAAGGTATGGTCCGATCTTACGCCAATGGAGAAGGTAATTCGGGGGTCGAGACCGGCCGGCGTGGAGGAGGACTTCGTCCTGCCTTATAAGCTACCCAAGCCCCTTACTTTGGATGGCGTTACGTACGATAAGGTGCATATCATAGGATCAGTAGACTGGAGAGGTGAGTATAAGACAAAAGACAGAACAGCTATGTATACGATAGATTGGAAGTCTGGGAGAAAATTATTCGATAAGGATAAATTGCTTCACAATCTCCAGCATCCGATATACGCCTTTTACATATACAGGAAGTATAAGGTATTACCAGATATGTGTAGCTATTTCTTTACCCGTATGCTGGACAATCAAAACGTGAAGGTAGATAAGGAGAAAGTGGAGAGATCGGTTAAGGAACTTAATGATATCCTTCTTGATATGTATGATTTCGAGACAAATAAAATCGATAGCTATCAAGCTCACGTTTGGGACGATGCCAAACAAGGGTATAAGTACGAGACGCGCTACCTCATGGGACGCCAGCCGGCCTGCCTTGAACCCCGCCCCAAGCCCTTGTGTTTTTGGTGCGATTTCTCGATCCACAAACAAGGAACATGCAGGTACTCATCGGATTGGGATGAGTCAAAAAGAAAGAATAAAAAAGATTAACTTTATTAAAAAGCCTAGGTAAATATCTAGGCTTTAATTATATTTGTATCAATAAATAACTGGTTATGGATAAAAGCGAAAGAGAAAAACAGATATTGGATCTTTTGATGTCTAGAAAGGATATCAAGAAATTGGTAGAGAAATCAAACGAATGTTACTCTAGGATGGATTTCGTTGGAGCTATGAGATACCGGCAAGAGATAAAAAGTATTTTAGATCGAGAATCTAAAATTATGTTGACAAAAAGTGAGTCTTTGGTAGGTTTGATGAATGATGCTGACAACGAATATAAATTCAATATGTTGGTATGGCTACATTCCATGATGTGCATGGCGGATGTATTTAACGGGATATTGGAGGATTTCAAGGATGGGGTAAGGAAAGCCAACGGCAACTCCAAGTTCGTTAAGTTCGATAATCTGGATCGGTTAATGACAGAATGTAAAAAGGAGATTGATTACCTGATGAAAGGCACAAGTAAATCGTTCCAAATATCTTTCGCCGTAAGAAGCGATGAGCTAAGGGAGATGATAGAGAATATGGTTGGAGACAATATCCGGGAAGGGTATGACATATTCAAGGAAGAGGCTGAGATGGTGAATGAGACAGATAGGAGCAAGATAGAGGAATTTAATAAGAAACTAGATCATGATTAAATGCGATATAAAGGTAGGTGATATAGTCCATACCCAGGTGGGCACGGGAGAGGTGATAGCTATAAGTAAGACGATGGATACATTGATGGTAAAAATGTTTGACGGTCGTGAATGCCCAGTGAAATTAAAATACGTAAAGGCTGTTTTTGATAACTATAAATCCAAATGATATATAAACTAAGACCATATCAAGAGGATTGCGTTAAAAGCATCTCTGATTATATAAACTCTGATAGACGTGATCCGGTATTGATCGTGGCCCCCGTAGCGGCAGGCAAATCTATCATCATAGCCGAGGCGGCAAGATTGATGGGAGATAAGACGCTGGTTCTCCAGCCGTCTCGCGAATTACTAATACAAAACTACTGCAAGCTTACATCATATGGCATACCGGCGACCATCTACTCCGCCTCCTGTGGCAAGAAAGAGCTATCTAACATGATATACGCCACGTTAGGGTCTATCAAGAAGGTTGTTGGGCAGCTTAAAGAGATGGGAATCAGAAATGTATTGATAGATGAGGCTCATGCCGGATACAGTCCTGAGGACGGCAGTGAGTTCATGACATTCATGAATGAGCTGAAGCCGAGAAAGGTGATAGGGTTTACAGCCACGCCATGTAGACTTAAAAACATGTCGATAGGACAGACATCATATTCCCAGCTTAATTTCATCACTCGTATGAGACCGGTATATTTCAAGAACCTGATTCATGTGATACAGGTAGAGGAGATGATAAGGCAAGGATTTTGGACACCTCTTAAATATGAGACATGGGATTTCAATGGAGATGCCCTTAAACTTAATTCTAACGGCTCTGAATATACGGCTGAGTCTATTAGTGAGGCGGTGAGAAAAAATGGCTTAAACAACCTTATTTTGCGCCGATTGATGGTGTTAAAAGATATCTGTAGATCTATACTGGTGTTTATGGATTCTGTTGAGAGCTGCAATACGGCCGCCGAATGGATAAACGCCAAGATCCGATCTGGCATGGCGGAGGTAGTTCATGGCGGTACACCAAAGAAGCAGCGGGAGGCTATAGTCGAGAGGTTCAAGTCAGGTGGGACGCAGGTGGTGTTCAACTATTCCGCCCTCGGAACCGGATTCGATCATCCGGGTCTGGATTGTGTGATAGTAGGAAGACCAACATTCTCATTCTCGTCGTTTTATCAGTGGCTTGGGAGAGCTGTCAGGATAAAGGGCGGTAAGGATAGCGCATTAGTCGTTGATTGTTGTAACAACTCGTCAAGGTTCGGTGATATAAGGAAACTTAGTATAGAGAACTACAAAGGATATGGATGGGGGATGTTTATCGGCGATAAGCTAATAACTAATATCCCGATGGGGGATAAGGTAACGAAAACAGATCTGGATATCAAAGCAGCCAAGAAAGATCGTAGGAGGGGGCTGGCGCAGGGCGTAACCGCCGCCCCTGTTCCCGGGAGACCGGATCATCCCCTTGGCTCTACGGTAATGACATTCGGGAAATATTGTGGGTGGATGTTGCATTCGATCCCAGTATCGTACTTCAAATTCATAAACGAGACATTTGACTGGGATAATGATAGGAACAAGGATATAAAAGAATACATAGACTTTTTAATCAAAAACAATAGATTATGACAGGATGTATATATCATGAGGCTGATCTTGACGGAGTAATGTCAGCGGCTATAGTAAAAAAGTATTTCAAAGGGGACATTGATCTTCTTCCTTACAATTACGGCAAGGAAATACCTGACGTGAATAAATATGATAAGGTGTTTGCAGTTGACGTGTCATTTGGAAACAGAACAAGATTCCTTTTCGATGAGTGGAAAGAGAAAGGTATAGATGTCGTATGGATAGACCATCATAAGACCGCCATAGACGATATGAGGGATTACGAGGTAAAGGGCAAGAGACGTATCGGAACGGCGGCTTGTGAGCTTACGTGGGAATATCTTTTCGATGATATCGAAACCCCTGACGTGGTAAAATTATTGAGCGCTTATGATGTATGGGATCATGATCGCTTCGAATGGAGTGATGTCATGGCGTTCCAATACGGGATGAGAGGATATTGTGGTCTTGACGTGGATATGGCGGCAAGGGCCATGGATGGCGATCATGACTTCATATATGACATGATAAGGAACGGGGAGGCGATACTGGAGTATATCGTTGAGAAAAACAGGGGCGAGATAAATATATTCTCATTCGAGGCTGATGTATTTGGGTACAAGGCTATATGTATGAATACCACGGAGTTTAACTCTACTACATTTGAATCTATGTATAACCCTAAAAGACATGATCTGATGATGCCATTTTGCTGGAACGGAAGATTCTTTAGATGCTCGTTCTATACCACCAAAGAGGAGGTGGATGTCTCGGTGCTGGCACGCAAGGCCAATCCCGGTGGAGGCGGTCATAAGGCGGCTGCCGGCTTCCAACTTAGCGTGGAGGATATGATGGGATTCTTGAAAGAGAGGAGGATGTGATATGGTAGGATTGATATCTATTATTATAATAATAGTAATCTCCTTTGTCATGATGATGGAGGGATGGGAAAAATATGATTCACAAAAGTTTTACACAGGGCTGCTTGTGATAGGTATAAGTATCATAATGATATTTCCAGTAATGCAATATAATATGGAGAATATGAAAAACGTATGCAAATTCAAGAAACTTAACGAAATGAAGCTAGATGATTACGGCTTCGGTTTATTCGAGTACAATGGCGTTCTTTATTTCAAGGAGGCAGAGGGTGAGAGATGCTTTGATGTAAGAAGCGGGAACGAGGTTATTATCGGGAAAGATAAAATTGTAACGGCCTTGGAGGATTGATCATGAGAAAACTTGACGACACCAACAGGACAAGAAAGAAAAACGTACGGCACTCGTGGGTAAAGGCGGGGCCGGGGATCCAACGCTGCGCTATTTGCGGAATTACGAAGCAAAGCGAGTGGAGAGACGGGAAGACCTCGCATTGCGTATATCTATCATCTGGTGAGCTTTATTCTATGACAGGAGAGACACCGGAATGCAGGGATCTTAGTGAATTTTATTAATAAAACAAAAAGGAGTTTGAAATGAAAGAGGAATTTAGCAAATACGACAAGGTTGTTTATGATGGTGAGGTATTTGAGGTACTTGAAACCGCCGACAATACGGGGATAATGAAAATAGAACCGTTATTTGATGAGACATATAAATTTATTTGGGTTGATGAGGAGATGGTTGTCTCGTTAAGCAGGGCTATCAAGTTAAGGCTTATTGATGATGAGACGGCAGATGAGGCGATGAATTTCGGGAAGCCAAAAATAGGAGATGCGGTGGTGGAAAGCGGGCCGCTCGTAGGGAAAGACGGCAGCGGCAAGGATGACCGGGCCGACGGCAAGCTTCGGTGGGACCTCCTTCCTTTGGCTGAGATAGAGGACATCGTGAGGGTATATACGGAAGGTGCCAAGAAGTATGCTGATAACTCATGGCAAGATATACCTGATGGGTTCAATCGTTATCTAGGTGCACTCATGAGACACTTGGTCGCTTATACGAAAGGGGAGAGATATGATAAGGATGGGTTCATGCATCTATCCGCCGTATGCTGGAACGCCATAGCGTTATTATATTACGATAAACATAACAAAGGGTTAATAGAATGGGAGAGTCAGGAGAAAGAACAGTAGATGAGAAATTAAAAGCTATCGACAAAAGGACTGGTAGATACATTAATGTGATCAAGCGCACTATTGATGATGATACCCCATTCTCGACAGTTAAATACCTCGATAAGAATCATAAAGAGCTGAATTATGATCGTGTAAGGCATCTTAAGTTTGATATAGACATAGATTGGGAGTTGAGAAGATATCAAATCGTGAAGGATTTATTATCTAACAGTTTCGATGGGAGGAAGATGGGTGTAGATGAGATAGATAATGCTATATTTACAGCGGATTTAATTATTAACAAATTAAAAACTATTTAAAGATGGTAAGAATCGATTTTTTCACGAAGAAAGACGCTGAGTACAGCGATTACATGCGATATATTATCGCCAACACGTTACAGGAGTATGAGGGTGAGGTTACGTTGAACCAGATCCCGGAGAACAAGGCCACGGAGGAGGAGATATCCAAGTACGGTATAGAGGTATACCCTACTATCATCATCAGTGGAGATAATATGGATGGCTTTAACAAACTTGAGGGGATGGCTAGAAAGGCTGACCTTATCAACGTCATGTCATTATACGATAAAAAATAAGCCCATGACGCTAATAGATAAATATTTTGGCTGGAAAGATATATTCTTTGACAGGTTCGTGCATTGCTGTAATGAAAAAAGCGATCAACCACAAGGGAGTAATATACCTCTAGCCAAAATAAACTTCGATAACAAGACAGGATATGTGGAGGACGGGACTATTAATATAGCCGAGCTTCTTCAATATCTTTGGATAAATAATAAGGTCTATAGGTGTGAATATGCACCCATAGATATATCTTCTGTCTTACAAACATTGATTAGATTGACCGAGAACGCTAAACATATGTTTGAGGATCAACCGGGTATATATGATATGATCCCATATAGAGGATTTTTTCTTAGAGATGACTTTTCATCCGGGAAAGATTATTCACTTGATTTGGATAAAATAGTGAGCGGGATGGGTGGATGGTATGGAGAGGATGAAGACCCATGCTATTCGATGTTTGTTAGCCAAGATCAGATATGGAACTTAAATCCGATATTAAAGGTATTAGCTGATGAGGGATCTATTCTAGCCAAGGAACTTGGGTATGATATGAACTCATATGTCAGCGATAATGGATACACGATATACAACCCATATCTGTCATGGATCAATCATTACTATCATTATTGCCCGACATTTAATGAGGATAAATTAAAGCCTTGGGATAGGGTAGAGGATAGAAAGAATAAGTTCAAGATGACGGATAAGGTCAAGAGAGGTGCCAATAACTGGTACTATTCAGGCGGGACTATATCTTGCGTGGATAGCTTCTTAGGGAAGAAATACAGGAAGAATCTCCGGACTTTCATATATCGTGGAATAGTGTTCTTTCTGGATCGGATATGGCATACGTCTTTATTTGATAGGATGGGCGTGAAAATGAAGTACAACGCTTATTATTGCTATGCCGCTACCTCCGGGATATGGTATGATAAGGGATTCAAAAGAAGACTAGCCAAGAGGTTTAACAGGTCGTTGAGCGGCGGCGGGGAGCTGTTCGGGGCTAACCTAGCCTGCATGGTATGTGACCGGCGGGATATCGATTGGGAAGCGCTTCGTCTTTGGCTTGAAAAATACGATGATCCTACTGATAAGGGTATGGTGAATAGTCCTATCCAATTTATGTATTTATATTTATATTACACTTTTAACAAATAACTTGAAATGAAGAAGATAAATGACTGGGTTATAAAAACATTTGGGTTGAGAGGTTCATGGAGCTGGGCTAAGAAACAGATGTTAAATGGAGCGATCATTAAACGTAAGGCTACTACAGGGACATACAAAATAGCTATTGATAATGACAAGAATAGGTTACTTGTAGCCACATGGGGTCATCTAGATCAAAACCCTGTATGGGAAAGGTGTCCGCATAGTTTATTAGATGAAGATGCGGTTGATTATTTTGTTACAGCTCATAAGGAATTATCATATGGAGGTATAAAGATCAGAATGAAAGATGAATTTAACTATAATGATAAAATATCGAAAGCATGAAAAAGATTACCGATAAAGACGTAGAGGCTCTTAAAGCCGGAAAGAAGGTGACAAAAGGTTTTATCCATATGCAATTGGATGATAATGGAAAATTGAACTTGTGGAGTGATATCAATATAACTGACAATTATAGAAGTCTTAAGATAGACGCTAACAAATTGTTTGATCATGGGATTCTTTCAGAGGAATATGATAAATTGAGAGTTACAAATATAGAACAACAGGGACGAAGGTAATGAAAGTGCATATTATTAATCATCGCTGCGGTGACGATGAAATAGAAGTTAAAAATGGCATACGAGTTTTTGATTGGGTTTGTAATGAGTTTATTATCAATCTAAATAATTTTGGGGAACTGGAAATAAATGGATTGAATGAAGGTTTATGCATTATACCTCAATACGGGAACCAAATTGTCATAAAGAAACAGATTTAAAGCAATGTATGACGCTAAGAAAGAAGCAATATAGGTGATGAAGGGTAGATATGAATTATTTAATAATTAAAACAATTATGGCAAAGAAACAGTTAAAGATCCCGTTTATTGACGGGAGACCATGTAAATGGGTTAAGGATGTTCATGATGAAGAACGTGATAATTATGAGTTTGACGAATGCCTTGAGATACACGGATTCGTTCGTGGATGCTCTTCGGCTGTAATGATATTAAGACCGGCAAATGATCATGGGGAGGATTTTAATTATGTCAAAAGTGTCTATTACCAAGTATTCTTGACAGACAGTAAGGAAGTAATACAGAATATGATGCATGGAATCATATATGGTAAATGGACTTTTGTTAAGAGGGGAGAAAATTTTGGTATAAAATTGGTTAAGGTCTTACCTAAGATACATAAAATATCCCTTGATATGATCGCAAAGGATATTTTTAGGTCTGAGAATAAATGAACAATATGAAAGTATTATCATTATTTGATGGAATATCATGTGGGTATCTAGCATTACAAAGAGCCGGTATACCTATAGAGACTTACTACGCCTCGGAGATAGACAAGACATGTATAAAGGTAAGTCAAAAACATTTTCCTAATATTATTCAATTAGGGGATGTTAATAACTGGAGAACATGGGATATCCCTTGGAAAGACATAGATCTGGTCATGGGAGGGTTCTGTTGCCAGAGCTTCTCTAGCTCAGGTAAGGGTAAAGGATTCATGGACGCTCGTGGAAGGCTTTTCTTTTGCTTCTCGGACATCGTAAAGCATTTAAGGAAGGAGACCAAAGGTAAGGTCCTGTTCTTGGGCGAGAACGTCCGGATGCGGGATGAGCACCGCTGGGTGATTACCGAGGAGCTTGGCGTGGAGCCGGTGGAGATCAATAGCGCCTTGGTCTCGGCACAGACCCGGCATCGTTTTTATTGGTGCAATTGGCCGGTAGAAATGCCGAAAGACAAGCGTATATCATTGGATGATATTCTAGAGCATGACAAGGGTTGGAATCCGGGAGCCATAAGAGGGAGATATATAGGGACCATTGTCGGTAGAAGGATAGGAGAGGACGGGTATCGAAAGGATTGTGACAAGGACATAAAAATAACGCAATGTCTGGAGATAAGAAAAGATAAGAATACCACTCCCATCAAGAAAAGTAATTGCCTGACAACAGTCATGAAAGATAACGTGATCTCATCACTACCTCCCGGAAGATATCCTAACGCCTTTGACATGAAAGACAAATTCAGATACCTGACCCCGGTGGAGATGTGTAGACTACAGACATTGCCGGATGATTACCTTGACGGGATAGCCCCGAATACGGCCATGTCTTTAGCGGGAAACGGATGGACAGTGGATGTGATAGCCCATTTGCTAAGAAGCATCGAACGTAAGCAGATAAATGATATTGTAAAGGAATTTCGCAAAATTACTGATGAGCTTATGTTCGGGTCATTAGAAACGGATATAATGTGACATGTGAAGGTGAACACGAACAAAATGAGACCATACGGAAGAATCAAGACAGTTAAGGGATCTTTATGGGAAAAGGATATACATCCACCGAAAGGGCACAATAATTGGTGGGATGACATATGCGATCCTGTACCTAGAAGTACTATGAAGCTTAAATTTAAAACAGAGTTAAGAGATGATTATAAACAAGAAATGGTCAATGCCGAACAGCGAGACATTCAGCATAAAACCGATAAGGGAACTTATAGATAAATATAGAGAAGAGGGGATGGTTATAGTGGATCCATTCGCCAGAAACAGCGATATAGGGACGATCACCAACGATCTTGATCCTGATACTAGAGCTATGTATCATAAGGACGCCACGGACTTCCTGCGTGGTCTTAAGGATAATATAGCTGATATGGTGTTGTATGATCCACCATATTCCACGAGACAGGTATCCGAGTCATATAAAAAGCTTGGAGGTGCTGTTAATATGCAAACAACGCAATCTAGTTATTGGGCTAGGCAGAAGAAGGAGATAGCTAGGATCACTAAGAAAGGAGGGGTGGTCATTACCTGCGCGTGGAACTCCGGCGGTATAGGGGCAGGGCTTGGTTTCGAGCAGCAGGAGATTCTTCTTGTGGCTCATGGTGGATGGCATAATGATACGATCGTTACAGTAGAAAGGAAAATGAAATTATGAAGGAAAGGATATTCACCACAAAAGAACAGGGGAGGGTGTTGGTCGAGGCCGGGCTACCTATCTCTACCGCCATCGGCTTCAGAGACAAGTATCTGGATCAATTACATTCTATGGAGGATGACGCTGGTCGTGTAGGACTGATTGAGGCTGTTACCCCTGATGTATCCAATCCTGTTTGGGATGTAGGGACGTTACTGAATTTACTCCCATATGAGATAGAGGGTTCTACATTCGAATGTTATAAGCTAGAACATGCATGGTCTGTAACGTATAGAGATATAGATGAGATTCCTATATATTGGAGTAGTGAGAAACTTCTTGTAGACACATTGTTTTCGATGATGATGGAATTACTTAAACATAAGATTATATGAGCATAAAGCAAATAACAAAATTAAGGTACAAAACGAAAGATAAGCCTCCTATAGAAGGGGTTCCTCTTTTAGGATACAACAAAAAATATAGCTGTCCGTGGGAAGTAATGTACAAGAGAGGGGATAAGTACTACACCTGCATGAAGTATGATGCTGAATTTGAAACATATCCACCGGAAGAATATGAATATTTATATCCATGAAAATATGAAACAAGTAACAAGAATAAGATACAAAACAGAGGATAATCCGCCTATGGCTAATGTCCCTCTTATAGGATACAGCAAAAAATACGACTGTTGGGTAGCGTTAGTATACAGAAGAGGAGACAAGTATGATTAAATAATTACAAAATCGATAGTAATCCATTGTAAAATCATAGAATTATTTGTATATTTGATATATTAAATGAATTGATAATGAGTCTAATAAAGCGTTCATATAAATATCGTATGTATCCGAACAAAACACAAGAAGAACTTCTTGCAAAAACATTCGGATGTGTTCGTGTTATATGGAATGCTTGTGTTGACTCATTTAACTCATACGATAAAGAAACAAACCCTAATCCGAAATTCCCGACAAAGTCGGATCTTGTTATTGAAAAACCTTGGTTAAATGAAGTATCGGCAGCTACTTTACAGCAGAAGCAACGAGACTTTATCGAGTTCTCAAGACAGTACTTCAACAATAACAGGAAAGAGAAATTAGGTAGACCGAATTATAAAAATAAACACGACAACCAGTCGTTTAGATTGCCATTTCCGAAGTTTAAAATCACTGACAATAAGATCCGGATCGAAAAGATCGGATGGGTTAAGATTGTTATCGATCGTGAAATACCGGATAACGCTCGTTTTATCTCCTGTACCGTTTCAAAGAACCGTTCTGGTCAATACTTCGTATCAGTTCTTGTTGAAATAGAACAGTGTTATAAACAGAAAACCGGTAAAACGGTTGGAGTTGATTTAGGGATCAAGACATTAGCTACATTATCCGATGGGATGACTGTTGAGAATCCCCATTTTCTTCGTGAGAACCAAGCGAAGTTAAAAAGGATGCAACGACATTTGTCGAGAAAGAAATTAGGAAGTAATCGAAGAAACAAATGCAGGCTAAAAGTATCAAGACTTCATTGTGATATAGCCAACAAGCGTTCATGGTACATGCATAATTTGACCACGATGTTGGTAAATAATTACGATGTTATCTGCATTGAAGATCTAAATGTTTCTGGTATGTTACAGAACCACAAACTTGCTAGTTCTGTATCTGACACTTCTTTCTCAATGTTCCGTAACCAACTTGAATACAAGTGTAGGTGGTATGGTAAAGAACTGATTGTTATAGATCGTTTTTACCCATCCTCGAAAACCTGTTCAAGATGTGGTTGGAAAAATAAAGACTTGAAGTTATCGGATCGAACATTTGTTTGTAAAGATTGTGGTTTGGAGATCGACAGGGATATCAACGCAGCGATTAACATACAAGCCGTAGGAGTTGATGCGGCTATACGGACGCAGAGCAGCCGGGTTGCCAGTTGTGTTGAAGCGTCTAAAATGGAGTAGAATATCTTAATTATTTCTATGATTTTCTATGAAATTTACAACTATGGAGTGCGATGTTGAATACAAGACATCCCCTCCAGATGAGTACGAATACGTATATCCGTGAGAACTAGAAGGGATATATTTATATTTAAGCATGATTAATATTATTTTAATATTATTCATGCTTTTATTTTTGTTTAAATCCTATCTTTGTATCAGTATTAAAAACCAGATTGTTATGAACAAATTGATTTTAAACGATATCCAAGACCTGTGGAGGTGGAGGGAGAAGATAAACATTGATGACTTTAGAGAGGAGCCTATGGCTGAGGATATGCCACTCTATTTCCCATGCGCTGTTATCTGGCATGTTGATTATAGGAAGCGTGACACTGATAATTGTATATGTTATGGATTTGTTTATGTAGCAGAAATATTAGGGATATGAACATTAAAAAACAGATAATTCTTGACGATAAAGACTATGAGCAATTAGCGTACGATGCCAATCTCAGTAATGATGAGATAAAAAGCAGGATCGCAAACGCTCTAACCACCGATATGGTATTTAGTTTCGATTTTGATGTAAACAAAAAAGTTACGGGGAATATGAGGATCGAAAGTGCTACCCATAATCTAGGATATAACGAATATGATAATATCGTAAGGGCTAGAGACGAGAATATTCACCATGCTGTCTATACAGCTATATATGATTATCTTGAGAAGATAAAGAGAGATAATAATGAGCTAAGTGCAAAAGATTGGATATTATTCACATCTATAATCTTATTTGTTTTTATGATGGGATTTATAGGTGGATGGTTGGCATTTAATTGATTAAACAATGGATAATTTAAAAAACATACAAGATATAACCGGTCTTACGTCAGAAGCTATATTCAATATACGTAAACCTGTTGATTATATGTGTAGTGATATAGACAGTCATATAAAAGATATCGAGACACAATGTGATTATATTATGGATGGGGATGAGGAGGATGTTAAATATTATTCAAAATCAATCAAATCAGACGTAGATTCTTATTTCGAGGATATACGGTCAAAGGTAGAGAATCTCCGTGATTGGGGAGAGCAGTGGAAAGTACTGGCTAAAGACCTATTTGATGAGTTGATGAAAGTAAATAACGATAAGACCATAAACGACTATCTGTCTTATGAGGCATTGAATAAGATTAAGGAACATTTAAAATAAAACTATAAACATGAATAAAAGAAAAACCAAAAAAAGACTCCATTTAAATAATAAAGAATTTCAAGTCTTATTTCGTTCAGGCAAGAAATACTTTAGATATGCGATAAATAATCTATGTCTTGCTTTTGGATGTTCTTCATTAGAATATTGGATATACTTCTTTGAAGGTAAAAGAGTTGATGGGAGTATATATTATAAAAGCATTTCACGACTAGTTCTTAGATAATGATAAATTAACAAAATAAATAGACATGAGCAAATTACTATTTTTTGATTTAGAGACAACCGGGGTTAAGTTCTGGAGAAACGGGATACACCAAATAGGAGGGATCGTGGATATCGACGGGCAGGAGGCCGAGAGGTTTGATATCCGCCTAGCCCCGAACCCTGCCGCCACGATAGAGCAAGAGGCGCTGGACGTGGCTGGCGTTACCTTGGAGCAAGTGCAGTCTTATCAGCCTATGGAAGACGGATACAGGCAGTT